ATGGGAAGAGTTAATAGTTACATGACAGGAAAGGGAGGAGCAAGAACAGCAGATGCAAAAATATATACAAAATACAATAAGAGAAGATGAAGCTTACTACCAGACAAAAGAACACGCTTGCAAAGCACCAAAAGGCTCATGGTCACACAAAGGCTCACATGGAATACATGAAACGCAAGATGAGAGAAGGGGTTTCATTTACTGAGTCGCACCGCATGGCAATGAGGAGAACAGGAAAATGAGTGACCCTAGACTTAAAAGATTTGGATTATCTGCCTTTAATAAACCAAAGAGAACCCCATCACACTCAACAAAGTCTCATGTTGTTCTTGCAAAAGAAGGTGATAAAGTCAAACTTATAAGGTTTGGTATGCAGGGAGCAAGCACTAAGCCACCAAGAAAAGGAGAATCAGACGCAGATAAAGCAAAACGCAAAAGTTTTAAGGCTAGACACGCTAAAAATATTGCCAAAGGTAAAATGTCAGCAGCGTATTGGGCAAATGTTACAAAGTGGAGCTAACATTATGAATAATTGTAAATTTTTTATTTATGGCTGACGAACCAATCAAACCAAATCCACCTGTTGATACAGCAGAAGTAGAAGCTTTGAGGGAAAGCGTTAAAAAGCTTGAGGCAAACAATAAAAAGTTGATGGATCAATATGTCAAAGCCCAAGAAACTGCAAAGGCTGTTCCACCTGATGTAGATGTAAATGCTTTGATTGCTTTCAAGCAAAAAAAAGAACAGGAAGAGCTTGAGTCAAAAGGAAGATATGAGGAAGCGATAGCAAAACAGGCTCAACAGTTTAGAGATGCCGAAGCACAGCAAAAACAAAGAATCCAAGAGCTAGAACAAAAACAGAGGCAGCTAGAGGTTGAAGCCCCAGCAGTGACAGCCCTTGCTGATGTTGTTCACGATCCCCAATATGTATTGAGCCGTATTAGCAAGGATCAATTATCAAGAGAAGCAGACGGAACTGTTGTTGTAGTTGATGGATATAACAGAACACCTGTTAAAGATTGGGCTATGTCAAAAATGCCTCAATGGGTACAGAAGAACCCAAGACCACAGGGCGGTGGAGCAACGACTACAAAGGTTCAGACTGAAACAGTACTAGCTGGTGACAAGAACCCCTTTGCAAAGGATTCATTCAACCTTACAGAGCAAAGTAGGTTATATAGAACAGATATAAATAAATATAATATGCTCAAAAACGCAGTTAGCGGTTAATATAGGGTTATCTGGTTTGCACTGGCTAGGGTTTGCACCCGATAGTGAACATATTAATTAAATTCTAATGGCAACATTAAGATCGGATTTAATTATTCCTGAGGTGTTTACACCCTATCTTGTTGAAGCTACAACTCAAACTGACAGCTTCCTACAGAGTGGGGTAGTGCAACCTTTGGCAGAATTAAACCTATCCGCAGAAAGGGGCGGAGATTTTGTAAAAATACCTTTTTATACAGCAAACTTAACAGGTGATTTTGAAGTTTTAACAGACTCAACATCATTAACACCTTCTAAGATCACAGCAGATAACCAAATTGCTGCTGTTCTTCATAGAGGTAGAGCTTTCAGTTCTAGAGATTTAGCATCTTTAGCTGTTGGCAGTAGTCTTGATCCAATGGCTGCTATTGCTCAGAAGATGGCGGCTTACGTCAATAACCAGAAACAGAAGGATTTATATTCTTGCTTAACTGGTGCTTTTGGTTCTATCAATGCAAACGATAGCAACTCAGCTTTATTTGCTTTAACTATTGACTCTGAATCTGGTGACTCACCTACAGCGTTAAGTCCTAGACACGTTGCAAAGGCTCAGTCTTTACTTGGAGATCAAGGTTCTAAGCTTACATCAATCGCAATGCACAGTAAGTGCTATTACGATCTTGTTGAAAGAAGAGCAGTTGATTTTGTTCTTGCAACAGATGTTAATGGTGGTGGTGCAACAGCTTCTGGTGGTTCTATTCAGAACGCATTTGGAAATCCTAATTTTGGAACATTCATGGGAATGAACATAATTGTTTCAGATGATATTCCAACAACAGGATCTGGTGCTTCAACAGAGTACAGCGTATTCTTCTTTACCTCAGGAGCAGTTGTTACTGGAGAGCAATCACCAATAAGAACTCAAACAGATAGAGACATCTTAGCTTTAGAAGAAGCTATGGCAGTTGATCTGCACTATATTTATCACCCTGTGGGTCTTAAGTATGCTGTAACAACAGTAAACCCAAATCGTAGTACTTTAGAGACAGTTGCCTCTTGGTCGAAAGTTTACGAGACAAAGAATATCGGTATCGTAAGAGCTACTGTAGTTTCTAACAACGACTAGGAGTAATTAATCATGCCTTCTTTATTTGAAGTAACTGCTGGCTCTTTAGTCGGCACAACAAATGGCGGTACTGTAACTCAGGCCACTAACAAAGCGACTACTGTAATTTCTAATACAGAGTCAGGTCAAATTACCATGAACGGTGCTGCATTAGCTGATGCGGCAGAAGTATCTTTTACAGTTACTAACAGTAAGGTTGCAGCAACAGACGTTGTTGTAGCTTGTCATGGTTCTGCTGGAACAGCAGGGGCTTACATCGTGAGTGCAAACAGCATTGCTGCTGGTTCATTCAAGATCACAGTTTCTAACGTATCTGGTGGATCTTTAAGTGAAGCGATTGTCATTAATTTTGTTGCACTAAAAGGTGCATCTAGCTAATGGCTTTATTTGCTTTTAAGCGAATGAGGGAACAAAACGAAGCTGCTCAAAAGGCGGCTTCTGTTTCCACATCAAAGCCTAAACCAAAACGCAAACCTCAAAAGGTAAAAGTAAATGGCGATAACCCTTGATGCAACTGTTGGTGGGGCTAATGCCAACACCTATATAACTCTTGCTGATGCAAACTCTTTTATAGAGGGGCTGATTCTCAGTGATGATAATGCAGCTTGGGATGGGTCATCTACGGATAATAAAAACAGAGCATTATTTACCGCAGCCCAGAGGATAGACAGAGAAAAGTTTTTAGGAGCTAGAGTAGCTGATACTCAAGCTTTAGAATGGCCTAGATCAGGAGTAAGAAAACCTGACACATACACCAACTTGTATGGGTTAAGCTTTCCAAACAGATTAGTTGCTGACTATTACACCGATACTGAAATACCAGATCGAGTAAAACACGCACAGGTTATTTTGGCTGTATATCTAAACAACAACAGGAACGGACTGGAATTAAGTGGCTTAGAAGACTTTGCTGCTGTAAGTATTGGTAATATAAATGTAACTCCTAGATTTTATGGAGCTACTGGTATTGATCGTATTCCACCGATAGTTGATCATTACTTGATGGGTATTAGAATAGGTGGAAGAGCAAACTTATCAATCAAGAGGTCTTAACAATGGGCTACGGCTATCAATACCCAGCAGTGATAATCATTACAGATACAAATGCCCATACTGGCAGATTCGGTAAAGTGCATTGCTTGTCAAATGCAGAGGTAACTTTAGTTGCTGAAAACTTAACAGAAAATGGTTCTTCAACTATTAACGGCATCACCATGAAATCATCTTCAGAAATTGAAGGTGTTATCACAAGCATCACTCTTGCCAGTGGTCAGGTCATAGCTTATTCACTATGAGTCTTGCTAATGCACTAAAAAAAGCTGCCAGTGCTTCACTGAAGAAGCTTGGTGGTGATGTGACTATCAGACAAGTAACAGCAGGGGCATATAACACCACTACTGGAGCTATCACAGAATCTACATCTGATACAACTATTAAAGGTGCATTAAGTAATGTTTCAAGAAATCAGGTAAATGATTTGATTGAGTCACAAGATAAGTTGCTTACTATATCTGCTGGAGATCTTACATTTGTCCCAACAACAAAAGATAGAGTTGTTATTAGTAGCGTTGAATTTAAAATTATTCAAATTGTTATAAATGAGCAAAATAATACTCCTGTAAGTTTTGATCTTATCTTGAGGTAAACATGACAAGAAAAATAAGGCTAGATCAAATAGATGATGTAATGATAGAAGCGGTAGAGGATTTAGTAGCTGCAACAACTTTGGAATGGACAGCAAGAGTTAAATTAGCTACACCTGTTGATACAGGTAGACTCAGAGCAGCATGGCAGACAGAAATTAAACCTTTAGAAGGCACAATAATAAATAATTTAGCTTATGCGGAACCAGTATGTTTTGGTCAAAATTTACCGCCATCATGGGGTGGAACTTATAGAACAAAACAAAAAACTGTTGCTGGATTTCCAGAACTTATAGGAAAAGAGCTTGAACAATATGCAAGAAGAGAGTATGAAAGAATTAAAAGAGGTATTTAATGGCCGCTACAGATTTAAATACAGTTAGATCCACAATAGAGGCTAGGTTAGCCACAGAGCTTGCTTCAAGCCCAGCAATCCCTGTTGTATTTAATAATATGACCTTTGACTCTACTGCTGAAGATACCTTTGTACAGTGCGTTACCAGCTTTGGTGCTGGTGAATATTTAACAATGGGAGGCACAAGCGATTCAGATAATAATGTTGTTGGTTTAGTTTTATTAAATGTATTTACAGAGGAAGGTTTAGGGGCAGGGTCTAACTTTACAATTTGCAAAAGGCTTAGAGACTTATACAATAGAGTGACTGTATCTAATGTAATTTTTGATTCACCTGTTGGCCCTGAGATTTTCACATCTAATCCAGAAGGTAAGTTTCAAACACAAATTAGAATTACATTTTCAATTTACGAGGATCTTTAATTATGCCAAAACTTGAAATAACAGAAGAAATGCTTGACGCTATTGAAGCTGTTAAAGGTGTAAGAGACCCTAATTATTGGGATCCAAACTGTAAAAGATATATGGAGAATCAACAAAATCCTAAAAAAGATGTAAAAAAGTCTGAAAAGAGTTAATATATTTATAAATATTTCTTTTTTTTGTTATGGCTGCTGTAAAAGGTGATGTCGGTAAAATAATGTTCCATAATGCTGCTGGAACAGAAGCTGATATATCAGGCGTTAGGAACTGGTCTTTATCTATCACTAAAGACACTCAGGAAACCACAGTCATGGGTAACACAGCAAAAACTTTTGTTGGTGGTCTTATTGCTGGTGAAGGTTCAGCAGAATTAATTTATGACAACGCTGGTAACACAGATTATCTCGCATTTGTTGAAGATGTGCTTACAACAGGTGACGCTGGTGATGCATTGTTTGAATTGTTCCCCGATAGTTCAGCAAGTTCAAAAAAATTAGCTTTTTCTGGGATTATTACAAATGCCGAATATGGAGCAACTCTTGGCGAGATACAGCTTATCAACGTCACATTCCAGACAACAGGTGCAATAACTTCAGATATATAGTAAATTAAAAATACTTCGCACTTAATTTATGCCAAACAAAAGAACTGTTGATCTCATTACTGAGTCCTATGGGGATCAAATGTCCACTAGGAGAAAGTATGAGTTTAAAAATGCTAAAGGGGAAAAAGTAGTTGATTTATATTTCAAACCATTAACAAGATTTGATAGACAAAAAGCACAAAGTGTTGCTGGTACTGATGAGGCTTTAACAGTGTCAACTCAACTTCTTTGCCAGATGGCAGAGTTAGAAGATGGCACAAAGGCTTTTGCTCTTGCAGATGCACCAAATTTGCAAAGAGAGCTTCCAGAAAATGTTTTAAATGAAATAGAATTATTTTTGTTTGATATAAAGCTTGATATAGATACAGCAAAAAAAGATTAAAGCGAGATAACTGGTTAAATTTTGAGTTTTTTCTCGCAACAGAATTAGGAAAAACAGTGCAAGAATTAAGAAAATCTATTACCGAAGAAGAGTTTATATATTGGGCTGGTTATTATGAAAATAAATTTGACGAAGAAAGAAAAGCTATGCAACGACAAAAACACAATTCAAGGTAATATATAATAAAGGCTTTTTTTATTTGTGGCACAGGCTAATGTAAAACTTACTGTAGATGCCACCAATGCGACTAGAGCATTACAGGGAGTACAAAATAAAACAAACTCATTACAAAAGTCGTTTGGTGGTTTAAGAACTGCTATTGCTGGAATCGGTATCACTGTTTTAGCAAGACAGGCAGTAAATACAGCAGCTAATTTTGATAAATTAAATGTCCGCTTAAAGTTACTTACAAAAGCATCTGGCACTTTTGCTAGGTCGCAAGAGATAGCTGCTAATGCACAGAAAGCTTTTGGCCTTAGTGCAACTGAAGCACTTGAAGGAATAACAGATATAACAGCAAGATTACAACCTTTGGGAGTTGGCGTTGAAGATATTAAAAGCACTTTTTTTGGATTTAATACAGCAGCAAAATTAGCTGGGGCTTCATCAATAGAGGCATCTAACGCATTTCGACAGTTAGCACAGGCACTAGGTTCTGGAAGATTACAAGGTGATGAATTTAGAAGTATATCTGAACAAATTCCAACCTTATTAGGCCCTATCTCTGAAGAATTAGGGGTAACAGTCGGTGAACTTAAAAAGTTTGCATCTGAAGGTAAATTGACAAGTGATGTCGTTTTAAGAGCATTACGCAAGATTGAGACAGATGGTGCATCATCACTTAAGGCTTTAGTGGCCGCAGATCCGACTCAAGTCTTTAAAAATTTAACAAATGCAACTGAAGATTTAGCCAGAGCTTTTGGTGAAAAATTAAATCCTGTTGTCATGCCAGCAATCAAAGGTCTTACAAATCTAACTTTAGCGGCTGTTGAATTTTTAAATTCACCAATAGGAACCACAGCAGCAATATTTGTTGGTATTGCTGGTGCTGTTAAAGCTTTTACAGCAGCCGTAACTTTATTGTCTGCCGCAAAAACTATTTTGATAGCAAAATTTATTGCAACTAAAGCTGGAGCTATAGCCTTTGCAAAAGCTTCAGCCACCGCTTCGATAGCTACAAAAGCACTTGCTATCTCAACAGGTGCTTTAGCCATATCTTTAAATGCTTTGCCTTTTGTTGCACTTGCAACAGCTATCGGAGTTGCTACAACCGCGATTATAAAACACAGACAAGAACAGAAAAAATTTAATGATGTTGTAAATGAAGGATCTGAAGAAGAAGTAAATAAACTACTTAAAAAGCAAGAAGAAATAAGAAAAAGTCTTGAAAAAAGACTAAGTAATTCAAATGGAAGAAAAAAAGAAAGTGTTCAAAGAACACTTGATGAAGTAAATGCAGATATAGCTTTACTTGAAGGCAGAAATAAAGTTCTTGAAAAAGAAAAACAAATTACAAAAGAAAAAGATAAACAAGATGAAGCAAATAATAAAATTCAAGAAGCACAGAAAAAACAAGAAGAACAAACTGAAAAATTAAAAGAAAAATATATGGAAATAGGAAAAAGTGTCGAAGATGGAATTGTACAAAATCTTACTGATGCCGCAATGGGTACTCAAACTCTTGGACAAGCTGCAATCAGTGTGTTAAATGACTTAAAAAGAAAACTTATTGAGGTTGCAATTCAGCAAGCCGTTTCTGGATTAGGTAATTTTTTAGGTAATGCATTAGGAGGACTGTTTGGTGGTGGTTTTGGTGGTGGCCCAAAACCTTTTAGACCTGCTGCTGGTACATTTGGTACTAATATTCCAAGTGGGGCTAATTTAAAAGCTGGTTCATTTGGTATTTCTACAATAAAAAGAGCAAATGGTGGGCCTGTCTCTGCTGGTGGAAGTTACATGGTGGGAGAAAGAGGGCCAGAACTATTTACTCCTAGCAGATCAGGAATGATTACAGCTAATGAAAAACTAGGTGGTAGCATTACAAATGTAGTGACTGTTAATGTTGATGCTTCTGGTTCTTCTGTCGAAGGTAATGACGGACAGGCTAACGAGTTTGGTAATATATTAGCTTCAGCAATACAAGCCGAACTTATAAACCAAAAACGTGCTGGGGGGCTTTTATCTAACGCATAATTATGGCAACATTTCCATCAATCACACCAGCGTACTCAGGGTTTAGAAAATCAAGCCGACCTAATGCAAATATTGTAAAGTTTGCTGATGGCTACGAACAGC